CCAATCCATATATAACATGACTTTGTTTTGTAGTACACGCACGAAGAGCTTGTATTGCCTTATGTTCCCCTTCTCCAGGCTCGTCGGTTCCACTTACAATCCAAGTAAGTCCATCAGACCGAAGTGTCTTTAAACTCTCACACAAGTGTTCCATGAATTCTGTGCCAGGCGTAATGGCATTTGTATCCCATCTAGGTCCAGGTCCCGACTTTCCAAGCCTACGTTCTTCTGCTGCCGTCCAATGACTTTTGAATCTTCGCAGTCGCTGTTGTCGTAACTTTGCCATAGGTACAACACCATCCACAGCCACATATACCTGTTCAGTTGGATCCACAAGCGCAACAATTTGTTTCAAATACATACATACACTTTGAATCAATTGTGCCTCCCATGCGTGCCTAGTCTCCTCATCTTGATATTGCTTTGCACCAGGACGTCGCAAACAATGATAGACCATACAGTTAAAATCTACCCATAGATGAGTCGGTCTTCTTCCTTTACGAACAGAAGACAGTAGACCCGGTATGCGATCACACAATTTTTTATAATACGACGGAATACCCATGCCTCAAACAGGAAGGAGGCTCTCTATGAGTTCTTATTTGAATGAGCTTAAGTCAGTCTATGTGACGGTTGTAAATCCATCATTTCATGACTATATGAGGTCCATGCCAGATTGTGTATTCCTAGGTTCTTCTATTTTTGCGCTTATCACCCAAAGTTATCCTCTTGGAATCTTTGTATTTGCCATGCTAGAATTTGGTCTAGTACATCGCCTACTTGCCAGTCTTGTAAATATTGTAGAACAGCCATCTGGAAATCCTCCATCTGACACATGTACTCCAGGAATTCCAAGTCCCTATCAAATTAGTGTCATTGGAAAACTTCTTACACAAACTCCATTTCCGAGCGGACCCGTTTTTTTCATGAGTGCCATAGTATCCTATACACTTGCCGCAGTAATGAACTTTCAAGAAGAACTGAATGAATTATCCAAAAAAGAACCTGAATGGGGAATGAGAACACCATTTAGTTTTGTATTTAGTTTACTCTTATTACTCGCATTTATTATATGGAGATACACAAATTCTTGTGATGGAATATTTCCTATTCTTGGGTCTGTTCTTCTTGGAGCAGCACTAGGAGGACTAGTTCATCTAGTTCATGTATATTTATTTGGAAGAGATTCTATTAATTTCTTGGGAATCCCTCTCTTGGCAGACCGCGCTGCAAATGGTAGGCCCTTATATGTATGTGCTAAACAATCGGCACAGTAATACAAATCTATACAGAAAGTTAGAGTTAGAGGATGGCCTCTTCAGTAGGCGATTTCGTATGCGCAACACGCCAACTCTGTAGTCAAGGATTCAGAAGTCTTCCGGCTATTCTTGGAGGAGCATCACTCACTTTAGGAATGACTCAAGGAAATTTTAATTTTTTATTCTTTTTTGTGGGAATGTTTGTACTCACTCCTATTGTAGCAGGACTAACAAACCTACTTTGGGAATTTATTTTTTCAAACACCCCTACTTGGCTTACAGTTCCAGAACAATTCTGGAAACTTCCTCACGCTACAGCAAATGCGTGTGCGATTTTTACAATAGGTACACCAGCTGGTGCCCCACAAACTATGAATGTTGTTCCATCCTACTGGATGACTATGATGGCATTTTTCTTTGTATATATTTTTAAAAATGCTCTATTCTTATATAAAAAGGAAGAAGTAACAGCAGCATCCAAACAAGGAGTTACTGCACGCAAGTCACAGGCCCTTATAAGTATGGTTGTAGTTGTAGCAGTTGGAATTGTATTTACTATTCTACGATATGCAACTACATGCGAAACAGGCCTTGGTATACTAGTGTCCCTTCTTCTTGGAGGATATATAGCACATGGATGGTATAGATTTATGCGTATTTGTGGTGTTGGTAGATTAGACGATTTATTTGGAATTAGTGCAAGAATCTTACCATTGCAAAGTTATGAAGAAATTACACCAACTGTATGCGTACCAGATGTATAACAAATGTATACTCTAATAAAAATTGACGATAGTCTTTTCCCATTTTGAAATTCAGAAAGGGAAAAGATGTATACATCCTTGGTACTTCGGTTTATTGATGAACGAAGGTCGTCTGAAGATGATGTAATTCGTATTCAGCCAGTCCTACAAAAGACAGTAGATGGTAGTTCTACAATTCTCTACAATGTCAACTATCTAGCAAAAAATCATGTGAAAGGACCTGGATGTGTCAAAACCAATTCCATGCTTACTTGGAACGAGTTCTATAATTATATAACATCTTGTCTAGAACTACTTCTACATGATACATGTCCGTTTGAGTACATTCAAATTGACTTTCCTACCATGCCAAGTGTACTACTTTCTCATGAGGACCTCACAGAAAATGCCATACGTTCTGTACTAAATCAGATTTATACGTATAGGATGCACTGGCCTACTTCTAGTTGTTGTAGTTGCCCTACACCAAAACGTTCTAGCCACCTCTTCTTTGAGGAGGACGGACTGACTGTAAAGCAAACTACGGACTAAAGTCCATAGATGCCACGCAATCGTTTTACTACAATCCTCCATCGTGTTATATCTTCCAACTTAAGAATATGTCTACTCATTGCTAATTGAAACATCGTATTTAACTCTGACACTTCTTTTTCTACCGATTGTTTTTGATACAACAATGGAAGTGTATCAAGAGGTGGAACTGGTTTTCCATTTGAAAAATTTACAGCACTGTGACATCCCCAAAGCCAATTCCTAATTTCCTTTTTTCTATCCAATCCAGAAAAGGAGCGTATCTGGTCAATAGGATTTACAGAATACCATTGTTTATAATGTTCTTTACATAATTTACAGGGCATCACGTGGTATTGTACTTTTAGTAATACAATCCACGCATCCAGTTCATCTTTTGCTGTAAGTGGGTCCAGTTCTATTCCGCTGCATTCAGCAAGTGTATGAAACAGTTTCCAGAAGCGTGGCCCCCAAGCCTCTCTGGAAAGACCAATTGCATTGGAATCCCCCATTTAGTACAGTAAGATAAATTTGACCATCCTCAAGACACGCAGCAAGTACACCATGCTAGAATGCCAACTGTAAAAATTCCATCTTCGTTACTTGAAACAATTCAAAGTACGTTCAAATTAGAAGCAAAACGAATATGCCATGATCTTGCGACCATTTTACAGAAACCAGAGAAAGAACTGCTGGAAAAAGTACTCCAAAGTCCAATTACACTCCAGGTATTTGATACTAGCACTATAGAACTTTCTTGTCCGGTCCTTCTTCAAACAGCTACGATTCTGGAACGATGCCGTAGACCTTGTATATTGGGAACAGGTCTCTGTGTACAACATCAACATATAACGGCAATTCCAGATTTACACCCATCTTTACAACATTTGACACGAATTGAATCTGCAGAAACCCATCCAACACCACTTTGGTGCGATGAAACTACAGGAATTGTGTATTCAGACACAGCAACTTGTGTAGGCTGGTATAAGGATACAGTCCTTACACTTGTTACATATACTACTGAAGAAGACGATGTAACAGAATAAACCCTATTAAACAGCCATATAAATACAATCTAGTATACTACAGTAGTCTATGGAGGAATTTCCATTTCGGATATACAATCCGCAACAATTAGACATATTTAATCAATCATTTTCTAGTTTATCGCCATTGGAACGACATAGAATACGACAGAAACTACAGGACCAGAAAAAGAAACAAACTATAGAAGCTGCAAATCGTATAGTACAAAATGTACTATCCTTGTCCAAAGTTCGTATTCCAACACTAAATGAAGCATTTCCTTGTCTGCTAGGAATTGTTCCAACTCTTCCAGTCTCGGTCCATCTTCATTTCAGTCATTGTAAACCGACGTTCCAAGGGCGAAGAGCATATCTAAAAAAACAAAAGGCATTGTATTTACACAATACAGAACTTTTTAAAACTCCCTTTTTTCAAACATATACAAATACACTTATTGAATGGTTTAATCAAGAACAAACTTGTAAAACTGCATTTCGTAGACTAGCGCAACTATGGCTCTATAAACACTATAAAGGTCGTATGTTAAATACAGAAGACCCTGTTACACTGGAAAAACCGAAACTTCCAATTTATCTCTATGATAGTGTGCTACAAGGAACCTATGTATTTGAGGCATCTACTATAAAATTTGGGATGGAAACTACATTATCTTACACAGACTGGCTCTTTCCTGAACCAAGTCATCCAAAGAATCCATTTACAAATATAGAATTTACAGAAGCACAGCGTTTGTCACTTCTTACATCCTTACAGCGTATAGGGTTTGGCTCTTGGATATTGGAAGCATATCGTTCTCTTCATTGGGACTTGGAATTATTTGCAACACACTATACTGTCCCTTTGAAATTACGAGCACTTTCCAATTTAGTAAAAAATCCAACCTTGGAAGAAACACGAACCTATGTAAAAGAATGTATAGAAGAACAGTTTCTATACCATCGTATGAGACAACGAGCCTATATTCCGCCTCTTCGTAGCCTATATTGGGGTGTAGACAATTGCTGCGATCATCCTCATATTGTACGATGGTATAAATTCTTTCAACGACAAATGACACATTTTATTACAACAGGTGGAACACATGCTGATATAGTAACTGACCAGATTCAAATACAATTGTATAAAGAAAGCAAGGAATTATTATATGATAAAGATTCCCATATAGAACTGCGAACTAAATACATTGGATCTTTACAGCCAATTCCATTAAGTATTCCTATACATACCATGTTACGAATTCCTGGTATAGCTGGTATAACAGACTTGCCAGAAATTCATACTGCACAGGAAATACAGAATCTACCTTGTTTGGAAATTCAGTTAGGAGATTTAGTTGAATCCGAATCAGAGTCTAGTACAAGTACAGAAGAATCATTGACAGAATCAGAAGAATCAGAAACAGAAGAAGCAGAAGAATCAGAAACAGAAGAAGCACAAGAAGAAGCACAAGAACCAGTTGACCGCATTGTAGTCCAATTACAAAATGGCTCTATACGTATTATACAATCATCAAACTCTGAAAATAGAACTCAACCAGTAGAAGATGGGGCAGACTCGTAAATGCAAACAATCAAGACATACAGCCGCTGTAGCAGTCTTTCGTGATGGACCTGTAGAAGGAGAAGTAGTACTAACAAATCTTTCTATGAAACATGTGAAACTTGTAGCAACATTTACAAAACTTCCTCCTGGAAATCACGGATTTCATATTCATACTGCAGGAGATTTACGAGGAGAAGGATGCAAAGGTCTCTGTGCTCATTACCACACTGGCCCAGAAGCAACTCACGGCGATGAGCCCAAAAAGGGGTCTAGAAGACAACGACATGTAGGAGACTTGGGAAATATAGCACTTCCTGTTTCCGGTTCATTTACAAAATCCTATATACTCCATGGAACAAATATTCAAGATTTATGGGGTCGCTCCCTTGTTGTCCATGCCGACGAAGATGACCTTGGATACGGAGACGCAGAGGATTCCAAAGTAACAGGTCATTCTGGAGCCCGTATTGCGTGTGCCATTCTAGGAAGAGCTACTACATAATTCAATACGACCTTCTGAAGCAAAACGCACCTTGAAATACTCGGCAAGTTGATTTGCCTTTGCAGTACGTGATCCCAAAGAAAACAAGGAATCACTTCCAATGCATTCATGTCCATGTTCCAACTTTCCAAAAATATCCGAATACGAATCTACGCCAGAAGGTCGTATATGTATATGTTTCATAAAACAGTAGATAGACATCCATTGATCGTCTACATGAAAGGAGCAAGGCGGCAATGGAAACTGAGGCAATTCCTTGTACAAGGAAGCGTGACCTAGATTTCCAACATATCCATGAATCATACCCCCTGTTGTATCCTTCTGTATACTAGCATATCTATTTTGAAGTATACAGAGTCTGTCAATACCACGTTTCATAGTCTCAAGAAGATTGGACTTGTATACCTGGTCATCGTCGCATACAAATACCCAAGCCCTTGGGGAAATAGCACTCAATGCATCCAATGCGCCCAAATATTTCGTTGCTGGACCTTTATCCTCGCATAGTATAACTGTTACTTTGCTCTTATAAGGCTCCTCTTGAAGATAGGAAGGTATAGTCCCTTCTACTTGAAATCGCGTATAGAATTTAGCAATAGATAGATATATATGGTCCACTTGGTTTAGCAATGAGTCAATTGTAGTTCGGCACGATGTTGTAATACGAGACGGAATTGTAGTCAAGGATGCTACTGTATAGAAGAAGGAAGACGGAATCTTCACTATTGAATCATTATGGTCTGCCTTATACCAAGTACACTTCCATCCATCCAATTCCATTCTATGCCATACATTTACTTCCCAAACAAGTGTGCCATACAATTTTAAATACGCTGGAAATACGTTGCGATACAAGGTATACATATCCAACAAAGACTTCATATCACCTAGAAAAAATCCTCCACAGAATCTCCAGTTAATTGCCTCTTGCAAATAGGCACTTCCTGTGTTCAAACACCAGCATCCTGGAAATGTTAGGCAGCGTTTGGCAAGGGCTGTATTAGAAAGCATACGCAAATAGTCCAAGGTTTCAGCTGGCTTTCTAAATACATGACAAATAGAAAAATCAATCCACGCAAAATGGCTTGACTGAAATGGATTTGCAACAATTGCTTTCTGTATAAATTCAATTTTCGCATTCATAAGAATCATAAAATTCCGAGTATCATGATGAGGTGTACGTGACTCTGGAAGCTTGGGATTTGCCTTTACAACTTCTTTATACGTTTCTAACTCGCTCAGTTCAATTGGAATATACGTAATATGAGATGCTTGTTTGCAACGGTCCATATAGACTGGACTTATAAATACAACAAGTGGAATTTCTATACTACACAAGTTTGAAAAATGAGAGAAACATACATCTAGAGACTTGTCCTTGGAACGGTCTTCCCCTAGATCCAAAAATGCAGTGACAAAGGTTGTCATTGTACGTATTGTACTAGTATACCAATTCTAGTTTAGACCAACACAAATTCCTTTTTGACTGGATAGTTGGGGCCTACATAGGAAACAGTCTTATACAAGGCATGTAGCATACTAAATATAGAAGTAGTAGGAGACCGAGTTTCACGAACCCATGTAAGAAGACGATTATGTACAGTACCCCATACAAATAGGTGTTCCTTGGGAATCCAATTGGACCACCAACGTCCCAAAGGTCCGATTGGAACTCCTGGACCGTGAGATTTTGCTCGGTCCTCTGAAGACCATTCATCTGGATGATCGCAACATGTCCAAGGAAAGTGTGTGTCCCAGAATAATTCTACAGCAATAGTATCCAACGAGTCTGGCACAGGTCTAGAACCGCACAGGTCCTCAATACACAAGGACTGCAATTGTCCGTCTGTAGAGTGTCCTCCACCTCTTTCTGTCATTCCATACAAACAATCGTATGGAATTGTATACAATCTTCCTGCTCTAACGGAAACTGTAGGTGTATCAAATACGCCAAGTTCTACAGGTGTACATGGCAGCCAACTAGATGCTGGAACATGTGCAATACAGACAGTAAGTGTAACAGCCACTGCTCTAGCAAAGAGTCTATAGGGTTCCTGAATAGTCTGCAATGCTCCAAGTATGGGATTACTCCTTGTAGATAGTTTTGTACTACAACCATCCCAGAATATAGATTCAGGCTCATTCCAGCGCCTAGACCACGTTGAAACCAAACAACCAGGGGCGTCTGGTAACGGCTCCTTTGCTATAGCAAGGGACCAAAGAAGCAGCCAAATGGAAGAATCACGTTCCTTACAACGAGTCAATTGAATACACAGCCTACGTCTACCTTCCTTGGTGTCTTTCTGACTACTCCATGCTTCTAGCCATGCTAGACGACGTAGTCCTGTAGTTAGAATCCATCCAATACACAATAGAGCAGAGGCTTCTTCGGACTGATTTGATACTTCCAATTCTTCCAGCCAAAACTGGGCCTCTTGAACTCGTCCTTGTTTGATTGTATATAAGAGGGCTGCACGTACCTCCTTGAGGAGATATAAATGCCGTGTAAGCATAAGGAACGCTAGACATACTATGTGTAAGATGCGAAAAAGTGTACTCAATTTTTTTGTACATGGCGTCCAGGAATTGTGTATCCGTATGCAAAACGGCCCCCCAGCACATGAGATACTTCCAGGCCTTTGGCTAGGAAATAAATACGCAAGCGAGGACCGTGAATGGCTCAAACGGTCTAATATTAAAGCAGTCTTTAATTGTACAAAGGACCTTCCTTTTACACAAGGGCTCAATACACACATGTACCGTGTTCCCGTAGACGATAATTTACAGAGCGAAGAACTACGAAATTTACAGCACTGGTCCTGGGAAATTGTCTATAAAATGGCAAAGGAACGGTCCCAGGGAAATCCTATGCTAGTCCATTGTTTTGCTGGAATGCAACGCTCAGCCGCAGTTACAGCAATGTTTCTGATTTCCCAGCATCGTTGTACCACAGACGAGGCAATTGCTTACATTAAACTAAAACGACCTATTGCCTTTTATGGAAATGTAAATTTTTACAAATCTATAAAGGAATTTGAAAAGAGTTTTCAGACACTTATTTCAAAAGACCATGCGAAATATCCACGCATTCCACTTCAGTAACTACACAAGTTACGTAGTTTCATAGACTAGTAAGCCAATTCCAAGTATACTGATTGCTATACCAAGGCATTTTGTAGAAGAGAGTTTTTCTTTAAACATATATATACCAAGCAATGTAATAATACATGTGCTCATTGTATTCCACAGTACATTCATAATAGCAAGCCCTTCATACTGTAAGGAATAGTATAAGAGTATGGGAGATGTTGCATAGATAATAGCAGAAACAAGTAACCATATAGGATTAGCACCAAGACTTACATATTTTACAAGAGGAAATGCTAGTATATCATTGGATGCCAAACCAATTCCTAACCCGAGTGTAATCCAGTTGAATCCCATATCTAGTAGACCGAGCCATTTTATCTTATCCAAATAGGATACAATGGCAAAACAAAATAAGACACGAAAGGCAAATAAACCGTCGCAAAAAGTCCAGCATCATCATTTACTTATGCGACTAGAACTAGAAACGTGTCCTCAAAAGGAAGATAGAGACCGTGTGGAACATATGATAGAACAAATCATCAAAGATATTCAAATGAAACCGTTGGCAAAGCCCCATGTCTATTATATGACCTACCCGAGATTTAATGAGGGTCTCACTGGGATAGCACCGATTGAGACCAGCCATATTGCCTTCCATTTCTGGAATCGTCCTGACCCGCGTATTTTACATACAGGATCTAGCAATTGTTTGTTGGAATTTGATGTATATACATGTGGAAGCTTGACAATTCGGAATATTGGAATTATTCTTCACCATTTGACACAGTATAGACCCGTCTATGCCGATATAACACTTCTCAATCGTAATACAGGACTTACAATTGACAGACATATGCATTGGAACAAGGATGATAGTCCTATGAATTGGGTTCAATGGTTAAATAATCCAGTATTTCATTAATTATACAGTATTTGTATAAATATCCAATGTTCGTGCGCTAGGATCCTTGGCCCCAGGACTCCACTTTGGCATCCATGGATAGGGGACACTGCTTGTTTGAGCGACTCGGTAGAATCTGTCAAACAACAACCTGTAATAATAGGCTTCGGCTGTTTGAGGAGGAAGATGCGTAAACTTGGGAGCCTTTTGTTCCCACTCGGGTCCAACTTCCTCCAATGCCATACGCTGGCACACTTGAAACCACGACATATTGGAGCCACTTACACCATCGCTAAATGCCTCCTTTTTCCTCCAAAGAATATCAGACGGCAAGAGGTCGGATCCAGCAAATGCCTCTCGTAGAAGCCATTTTTCGCATTGCCGTCCCTTGGAAGGACGACGAAGGGCTGTTGCCACTCCTTGGGCAACTGCAACAAACTGTTTATCCAAGAATGGTGTACGAGCCTCCAATCCATTGCTACTGATACAACGGTCTGAGCGCAATACATCAAATAGATATATATCTTGGAGCAATCGCTGCGTCTCTCCCTCAAATGCCTCATCAGACGGAGCATTGTAAAAGTACAAATAGCCTCCAAAGACTTCGTCCGAACCGTCTCCATTGAAGACCACTTTGCAGGTTGAGCGGTCTTTAATAGCCTTGGATACCAAATAATTTCCAACAGAGGCACGAACTGTTGTCACATCATAAGACTCAATTGCTTGAATGACTTCAGGAATGGCATGAAAGAATTGGGACGGAGTTAGTACAAGTTCTGTATGATTGGATTGAATATGATTTGCTACAAGACGGGCACAACGCAAATCCTCGGACCCCTCAAACCCGATACTAAAGGTCTGTAGTGCTGGAGCCCCAGCCTCTTTCAGTTCCTGTTGGACAAGAGCCGCAATCAAACTGCTGTCCAATCCCCCGCTCAAAAGGGCTGCAACAGGGCGCTCGGTCATCATACGTTTCTGAACGGCAAGTGTCAAAGCATCTCTTACAGCAATACATGCTAGCTCTTTGTCGGCCAAATGAGGCTGTTTGACCCAAGGAACAGTGTGATATGGCTCAAATCCGATTCGTTGGAGGGTTTCTAAACTGTAGACGGCAACATGGCCTGGTGGAAAATGCTCTACGAGCGTACAATCGGCAGGAAGTGCTTTAAGTTCACTTGAGAAACAAACAGACGCCAACTTGGAAGCCTCCATACGATACCCCACAAACAAGGGACGAACTCCATAGGGATCGCGTCCAACAATGGCAAGACCACGCTTGGAATCCACCAATACAATGGAAAATACCCCGTCCAATGCTTTGAAGAAAGAACTAGCAGATTCTGTTTGAACTAGGAGCTTTTCAAATAAGGGGCCCAGTATTTCGCAGTCTGAACCAGAGGTTGTCACAATTCCGAATCGGTTTGCCAACTCTTTCCAGTTGTAGATTTCTCCATTGCAAGCCCAGATCAGAGGCTCTGCCGACGATTTCATAGGCTGCATTCCACGTTCGTCCAATCCATTAATAGCAAGTCGTGTAAATCCAAGTTGGTAGTTGGAATCTTCCAACATCCGAGCCCCCTCTGGTCCGCGTGCAGCCAACTGTTTCAAACAATAGGTTGACCCATCCTTGGAAAGCTTCTTGCCTAGTACACACCAAATGCCGCACATTTCTAAGTGTAGTAGAACTAGTGTGTTTAGATGCTTACTAGAAACTACTGTCTTTAGTAGAAATCTATGCCACTTGACGCAAGTGATAAAATTCGTCGTATCCAAGAAATTGCCCTGTTTCAAGGCTACGCAATCGCAAATAAAACAATTCAGCCAACTGCCAATGTAAGTACCTGTACTGGATTCTACAACCAAAGTACACTTCATAAATTTGTGGATTACAATTACAAATACAGTATTCAGGAAGGCCTTCCACTATTCAGCACTTGCCAGGCAAATTTTAAGAATCATACGCCCAGTTATACAGGACAAAGTACAAAGTAATAGTACTAAATCCCGAACTAGATACACTAAATCAGTATATAGACTATACAGAATATACAGAATATAATCTATCCTTCTAAATAGAAGTCCGTATCTATGGCACAGCGTAAAATGAATCGTCGTAGAACGAATCGTAACAGATCAACTCGTAACAGAACACGTCGCAACAGATCAACCCGGAGAAATCACGCACGGAGAAATCGTGTACATAGAAAAAATACAAGGCGCTACGGAGGAGCTCACATGTGCTTTGATGCGTCTTTATTCGGCTCTGTACTAAACAAGTCTTCAGCCACTGCTCCTGCTCCAGCCCCTGCACCAGCACCTGCACCAGCAGCAAACAATTCTAAGAAATCCAGAAGAAACAATCGCAATGGATTCTAATTAAAATGCCCATTGGTCTAATATGTAAATACCAAGTAGTTTAATGTAATCCCAAAAACTTACGTCCAATCTTACTAGTTATAAACATACCACATCCGGAAGCAATTTGTGCATAAAACACAGGAGTCCTTTTTGTACAACATACTAAATACATAGATAACACAATAAACAGAATTGAATTGAGCCAAAATAAAGTTGTAAATAGGTCCATGTTCTAATCTATAGATAGAAATATAGTATACTCAAATGTATACTACTCTAATATCCAAACAATAGTGTGGCACGACCGCCAAATACACGCAACACATTGTATGACTCTGCGTATACATAAATCCAAAGACGTTGTGGTTTTGTTCCATTTCCAGCTATACCAAACCGTAGTTCCTTTTTCATAATACGATTCATATTTGTTTCACCCATTGGTACTGAAGGAGGATAGAAACAACTTTGTACTGTAAATGGAATTGTATAATAGTACCGATTGACCCAAGGGGATTTTCGTTCTTCATACGAAGGTAAGATACTTCTGTATAAAGCACAATTTTCGGTACTGGTTTTTACATACGAACCTTCATAGACCAATTCAATACTTGTAAATGGCTCTGACCCTCGTGTACTGAATCCTGGTGTCAATGGTTCTGGATGGACTGAATTTAATTGGGGGGCATAGAATGCATACAGCCCGCTACAATCAGGCCACCATGGGGCATTTGCAGGAGATACATCGGCACCTGAAATATCTCTTGTTGCCAAAAAATGGGCGTTATAGGTCAGTGCAGAAGGATTTTGCGCCATCCAATACAAGTGACGAATTGGATTGGGAAGTTCCATAGGGATTGTAATATAGGCGGCATTCTGTGTATCTTTTGGGTCAATTGCGTAATGTTGTACAATAGGAAGTTGAATATCTCCCAGCCTCCATCGGTTTGCTTCTGGTTTATCCAAGTAAATGTATTCTGCCAATATATAACAGGATTGTATTTGTAAACTGAGAGACATCTTAATATTGGGAATTTCAGTTACAGTTCCAGTATACGGGAGTCCAGGTTGTACATTTGAACCTCCTTTTTTGTAAAAGGAACTTCCTTGAATGGGCCATAACTGAGAACCAATACATGGATTTCCAGTTGCTTGAGATAGTGATTGTGTATAATACATTTCCTGTAATGAACGAAATTGTATTCCTACGCGAGTTTCATCTACATGGACCGCATCAATGGGAAATGCTCCACCAAGGTCTCCTCTTGAAAACCAAAAGGGCAATGGAACGTAGACTGTAGTAGGAGTTGGTGTAAATCCCAAACTTGTTTGTGTAAATCCATTCTGGAGTCTTCCAATTAATTTGTTTTTATTCAATACTTTTTCCAAGGGCGTATCAAATTCATCATGAATTTCCAAGAGTCGTGAATCAATTGTATCCACTCGTGCACCGCCAATATCTATTGTTGCAGTCTGGACTAGGGCATGGCCTAGACTATTTGTCCAGCCAAACGTGGGTCCTGCAAATTGGCTTATACCACCTGCTGCTTCTATAGCAGCTGCTTGGGCTGAATAGATATCTGGTAGTGTCGCGACCAAATAGAGACGTGTAATAAGTTCCCCTTTTGGCAAGAGTTGACAATAGGATGTTTGGCCGAATTGGGGTCGTTGTTGAAAGTCCAAGCGATGCCATTTTGTTGTAATACGACCTGCACGAACCAAGACACGTACAAAAAATGCGGCATCTATATTTGGCCCTCCTTTTGGCAAGAGTCGCTGGTCTTGGATTCCACTGTGTAAGAGGCGTACAAGTGCCGCAACCATCTACTTGGTATTGGGTGAGGATTTAGACCAACAGCGCCTCTTGGACAATTGAATTGTTTCCAATAGTTGAATATATAATTGTAAGTCCTTTATAAATTCTCTATGAACGAACTTAGAAGTCCCTTTTGTTAAGTACAAGGGAAGTAAGAGAAGATGAAGGAGTTCACAGTCATCGGCAATAAACCGAAGCCGTACTAGTTCATAAAAGTTTATAGGCATAGTTTCATAGAGTCGGGATTTGATTCCAAAGGATGCTATATAGGGTAACATACGTTCCATATCGCAAAAGGAGTAGGTTATAAGAATATACGTTCCTTGTTGAAATACAATGTGCGGTGGGAAATGTGCCTTGAGAGTTTCCAAGAGTGGTTTTGGAACAGTAACAATATCAAAGAGTTCTTCTATCATTTCTCGTAATGCAGTGTCCATATAGGTTTCTCCATCTTCTTTTTGTCCGCCGATTCCAGAGATTTTTTGGGTAGTCTGGAATTTTTGGAGTGCTGAAAGTACACATGTACCATCTGTAAGTAAGACTCCTGCTGCTGTATAGTTGCTTGGGTCTACTGATGCGTCAATATAGGGCGTGTGTCTATAAAACAAACGCTGTATATAATTTGAAAGCCAGCCCATACTGAAAGATGCTATATACTAATACTAAACTGAATGTCAATTTTTTCTACCTTAGGAACTAAAGATCTTATTTGCAATTCCGTTTTCAAATCGTACCCAGTTGAGTGAACTACAATAGACAAATACTTCAAATTCCAATGTATCGGCTGCGTCCTGGATCTGATATACATTTCGTGGGGGTGGTTGGACTGTAAGACGGAGCCGTACATCACTGGAACGACTGGCATTCATCCATCCAGAGGGATTTTGACGACCTGGATGTTGGGCAAAGCTGTAGCCATAGACAAATGCATTGTATGCTACATTTCCGCCTTTGTGACGTCGTGCTATATCGCGACGGAAAAAGTCCCCAGATGCTTCAATCAGGGTTGTTCCGTCAACTTGAACTGATGCGTACTGGAGCATACTTTGTAAGGGTCTGTAGATTGGATTATACTCTTCTTCTGTACGATTGCTGTAATTGGTCCATTCATTGTTAATAGATACGGCCTTTCTGCGAAGAATCCATAGAATTTCTTCGCATGGTCCATTGACTTCTAGAGGAAGTTGTAGTTTGACGACTCCATTGTCTGGAACTGTAAGAAGATACTTTTGTGGTTCTGAAAATCGGAATGGCTGAATTTCGCGAAACATACGTTCAAATGGGGCTCTTAGGGCGGCAGTACGAAGTTTTCCATCTAGAAGAACACCGTATGTTAGAAGACGCGCATCTTCAAATTGAGGCATTGTAGAAGAGGCAATAAGGGTAGTTTGTCCTCCGCCTTTTATGTTACATAAGAAGGACTTTCCAAGAGGAGTTTCGTTACAGTTGGCACGTATTCCACTGGCAATACGAACACATTCAGAAAAAGGCCGTAAGGTAATAGAAACTCGCACTGTTCCTTCTTTGCAGGAAATAAGAGGAAACCCATTACGAAGACGAATTCGTTGGAAACTAAAGGGAAGTATACATGTTAGAAATCCATTGCTTGTAGGAAATACATGGGAACTGGGCCAGGCCTTGAGTGCAGGAATGGATGCTGTTCCGTAGCCATCAATACCGATTCCGTATTGAGTATTTATATCGGCAAAGAGAAGACTTATAATATTTGTAAGAGTTCCATCTATTGTTTCTAGGACCTGATCTTCTAGTAAAAAATCAGCTTTTGCTATGATGGCTGTTCCGAGACTATTGGCATAGTACCATGCGCTAGAAGGGTCATCGTATGTATAGGTTCCGTTCTGGAATTTTTCCAGGACATTGGGGGGAAACCAGTGACCGAGTTTTAGTTGAAGAGCTACGGAATGAAGCAAGTCGCAAGATTTTACAGAGCCAAGTTCAAAGACAAAGGTTCCTCCAAATTCAGTAGGACCTTTTGGAGTAAACTCTTGCATGGTTGTACTGTAATTTAAGTAGCGACGATTGACATCGCGAGTAAACCAGGATTTTGTTGCGGAAAGAGGAAACATATCGTCATCCATTTCATCACGATCGGCAATGTCAATGACGGTGGTAGAATCCCCTATAGGTCTTGCACTGGTATTATTCATAGGACACCTACACTCTGTGTATATGTCCTAGAAAGGTTTAGACGATGCTTAGTTAGTACGATATGATTCAATTTTTGATTTGATATGTTTGTAAGGATGGTTCCAGACTGGAATGGGTGGTACAGATGTTGGTGTGGAACGATGTGTATTATAGGCCCCTACAAGAAATGGGGGTTGTTGTAAGACGGGTGGATATGGTTTTGTGGGAAATATGGACTGTTTGGGTTTTGTAGGTTGCATGCCCTGTGTTGTATTTGATTCTTTAGTAGGCAGTTGGTCTGAACCAACCTTCGTAGGTAAATTAGTCTCTACGAGACTAGTTTGCGTATTCGGTACACCCTCATACGAGGGTGTACCTTGTAGACAAACTATCTTAGTTTGCGTATTCAAGTCCTCCCTTTCCATTGCGAATCCTATATAAGCCCCATGTTTCACAAAGGCTTGTCATATACGACAATTTATATCCAAGAGTCGGGTCCACAGCCACATCTTTTAATTCCAGTAAGAATGTGGGTCTATCGGCTGTTGTAAAATTAATGCCTCCAGTTGGCTCTCGTATAGCAGGTGGAACATCTTCAATGCGCCATCCACGACTCCAATCAAAAATGGCAATGTGTTGTGCTGGACTTCGTTCTTGTTTGGCATCTGTTACAATACGTTCCCAAACGTCGGGACCCCAAGGACCTTCACGAAGTTGTCCAGCAATTGTCAACTGAATACTATTGTAAAATTGCCCATCACTGGACGCTGTATTTGTAAAATTCCAGAGCTGATTTTTCCCAATCGTCTGACTATTTCGGAAATAGGTCAAAATTCGTTCTACTGTAAAATTTGCGTCCAGTACACGAGTAACAGAGGACGTCATTGTTCCAACTGATAATGGAGCATAGTCCAAGGAATTCAAAGTGAATAGGTTTTCATAATACCGAATGTAGGGTACTTCAATAGTTTCTTTGGCAAGTATGTGCCGAACCTCATTTGCCAAATACAATTGTTTTGTACGAAGTTGTATAACGGGTTGGCCGATTAAAATACGTTCTATTGCTGGAATGTTTGAAACATCTGGTACTCCGTCTCGGTTTTGGGTATAGGTATAGGTCCAAGGCGTTGGACACGTTTCACCCAATGCTCCTTCTACTAACTTTTCCAATGGTCTAAGTTGGCACCGAAGACGAAAGACTGTTTGACGCAAGCCGCACAATGGGAGTCCTTTGTCTCCTTCCCAACTGCATCCAATCATTGGAATGGGAATTTCTAGGATACCAGGAGTGGCATTGTGCATAATACTGGATGGGGAGCCATCGTGCATTCCAGCAAGGTCCTGTGTCAAATAGGATTGATTCCAAGAGCCTTTGGAGAATGCTGCTGCGTAAAGGGCGTCGCCACTGACTTCCTGGATTAATAAATTGTCTTGGAAAATCTGAATTCGTTCAAATAAAAAATAGCCAACGCCATTTGTATATCCATAGACTTTGTCTGGATTTCCATCCACGTAGGTTTGACTTGTAGGATTGTAGGCAGCAAGGTCTGGAGGAAGCCAAGATGGAAGTTGAATGACAAGATGTGCTTCTAGGAGCACATCTCCAGGAAGGTCAAATTCCCATTCTACCCGTTGGCCAAATCGGCAATCATTCAAAGGATTTGTCCAACGAAATTCTGGAAGGGATGCTGGGTAGCGTTCATAGCGCCAATCAAATGGATTTATGGATTTTATATCGTCCTTTGTAAAATAGGTGTCTTTGACACCGCGTGCTACCAAATCATACAATCCGCCTTCTATACTTGTTTGATTGCGATTTGTAGCCATCCTTCTAGTATGGAAGACAAATGTTTAGATTCGTTATATTCTATATACCAGAGAAAGAATGTACATACCATGGTTAGGACGAACCAAGTAATGCAAGGATTGCTGCTCCATTTACAGAATTGCACCACACAGAACCCCAAGATTCTTGAAAGAAATGAATACTTGTAAGAAATGTTATAGAACTAATACCCAGAAAAATAACAGCAAGCCTTGTATGTTTCAAGGTTCCAAATATATAGAATAAACTTGTGTAATAACAAATAGGAAATACTAACCTAAAGATTGTATGTGGCTCCTTTACAAAAATATCTGTAAAGGAACCTATGTTCCAATCTAAATGGCCATTAGACCCTTTCAAAATACAGTTGTTAAATAGTCCAATAGAATTCATATAAAATAATGCTGGAATACATGCAAAAAGCCAACCGTAAAAAATAGCTTGGGTATACAAGCCGAATCCAGCGTTTAATTTCCAGCTTATAAGAGCAAACAGTAGTGGTTGTAAATAGAGTAGAATCGGTACAAGTGATGAAATGGCTTTATTTACAGAATTACAGGTTGGATTACTCCAGAGAAAATATTCTATCAGTTGCATAAGTACTATAACAAAAAAGAGAAGAGCGGCAGCCCTATCAGAGTTTTTATTACGGTTCCAAATATAGATACAAATTGCTGTTACAAATCCGAATGTTCCAATTGATACTTCAGGGGAATAACACATACTCTACATAGGTAGATGAAATGGTAGTTCCCCAAGAAAGTGTATAGAACCGTCCACATGAAAGTCTAGACCAAAGACTTTGATTTGAACTCCTGCCCCAATTGCCCGTTTTACAGCAGTGCAATACGTGTCATCATTTAGATTCAGTGTAAGACCGTCACAACAATCCTTGCGAGGTACAATAAATACTAAATAGGCTGTTTCTGTAGTTTCAGAACCCATAAGTTCTCCAAGTGTTTCAGCATGTTTTACAGCACGAGGGCTGATTGTTGCATCCTTTGTCTTTCTGTATCCTTCTGGAAATACAGCACGACGGTCAGAACGTGCTTCCTTGCAATAACTAATCATGGCATTTTTGACTTCCACGTAGACCTTTTTTCCATTTGCCAAGGAACCGACAAAATCCAGTCGTGTATGGGTGTCCACTTTTACTTCGGACTTCCAAGTACAAGATGGATGTACCTTTTCTAATAACTTAGAAGCCATTTGTTGACTGACCATTGGATGAATTCCCACAATATAGAGTCCTTCTGAATCTACACTCTCGGACAATTGTGCTGTATAATCTGTTTTGGAACCTTCTTTGCCTTTGGATACGTAAATAACTCTGCCAGGGACTACAAGACCAGAACAACTGAGTCCTGGGGTGTGACAGAGTGCTTTAGAGCCGTCTTCAAGTAGAATGTCGGCTACATAGGGGCTTTTAATAGACGCAGAAGGTCGTTTTACGACAGTGGCTCTTACCAACGTTGGTAGTGTATGGAGCATGGTGTATAGTTGGGATTCTTTCCATGGAACTCTAGTTCAATTTTTTTACATCATGGGTACTGGGAACGGAACCTACTAACTACGTCTATTGCGACGTGTCTTTATGTTACGTAAATAGGACAAATTGCTCAATACATGGCTTGTATTGAACTGTTTGATAGTTTCCAAGTCTAGATTGAAATCCTTGACAAGATGTTTCATAGTACGTACGACGGTATCGTGGAGTTTGAGAAGATCGTGCTTATGCCATTCATAGTCGGGATCGTGTACCATTTGGTATAAGGCATCCTTCAAATGCGCCATTCCATATACTGTGGACTGGGCATAATTGCGTTGGATACCCTTATCTTTGATAGATACAATACGACCAACGTGTTCTAGTTCAGAGTTTGCCCACCCCATAACACCGTGTAAGGTTGTGTCATAATGATGTTTCATACTTCTACTTATGGGGTTATACTTTCCAACACTGCGGTTATACTTTCCAACACTGCTGTTATAACTAGAGCAATGAAAAAATTGAGTTAGTAAACCTCAGTTCTAGAAGTACTTATAGAAAACAATGGAGGATGTTGATACTGAAACAGCATTATTAAATGGCCTTCTCAGTCAATTGACAGAAGTTCCATGGAATGAGCTTCAAGTGGGCAATCAATATTTGTTTCTGAATATCTATCACTATCCTCGCATTCATCGGGTCGTATCGGTTGTAATGCATCGGCATCTTGGAGGATTTGGATTTGTCCACACGAACAGTCCAGGTCTTTCGTATGCGATTTATGAAAATGAACCCGAATTTAGTCCAAATAATCGGTTCTATCTTGTTCCAGATGTAGACTTATTAGAAGCCCTTCAAGACGAAATGAGTATAATAGGCCCTGTATTAATGACCAACCATATTACGTCTATTATAGAATATGTGCGAACAATTCCTGAAATGGAACCGTATTCACATTTGCTACAGCCAGGTACTCAAGACAATCAACAGAATCAACAGAATCAGCAAAATCAAACACTAAATACCCACAATGCATACCATGTTGGGCGGAAGTATATGAATTTACAGGTGTTGTATCCAACAGGAGACCCAATTCTGTACGAACCGTTTATTTCAGAGGAGGAATGTGTCCAACTCTGTCAAAACAGACACTGGATATTCAAACAAGACTCACTACAACGGCACTTTAATACAGGAAAACAGACAAATCCACTGACAAATGAGCCACTTACACTACAGGATTTGGAGGTCTTTACTTATGTGGAACGTATTGCTTAGAAAATTGAATATTGCCATCCCACACAACTATCCTACCGCAACCATGGCAGAGTGTAGGGGAAATGGAACTTGCTTCAAACGTTGTATATGTAGTTGTTATGACCCAGTTACGGATACGGATCATCCAATATGCACATGTGGTTGTAGAACACATACTATGGAATTTTGTGTTTCCAAACCTTGTCCACACAAATGTAGTCTGGTTCCTTGTAAAAATTATGATATATGTCAATACAAGGCACCTCAATGGGTATATGATACCAAACTTCCACAAGGATACAAGGGACTTTGTTTTGATTGCTGGGCCTATAGAGGAGTTCTAAAACAAACAGATATTCCAGAACATTGTATGGTATGTTGCGAAGAAAAAATCCTTGTGGTCTTACCCTGTCACAAAACCCATAAACTATGTCTTTCGTGTTGGGATACGTCTATTAATTCCAGAGTGTCTAGATTTCAACAATCCTCATGTCCTATTTGTCGCACACTTATAGGAAATATGACACATACCTAATGATAAACTATTATAGAGTTTCTATAGGACGGCCAATAAACTCTACAACATCTCCGTCAAATTCATTCAGAAGCCATCCCTTGTATTGGCTGTAGCGTAGACACTCAATGATGATTTTTGCGTACCCTGTTACTTTATTTACGACAATTTGTTTGATAGAATCTCCAGAAGACACATGAATTACAGAAATGGAGTCTGGACCGTACCTTTGTTTGAGTTCCTCAATGGCGTAATAAATTGCGTGTGTTTTTCCAGTTCCACTAGAACCCATGACAAATAGCATAATACAGTCTGTACTTTCTAGGAAGTCTATAATACTTTGAAGCTTTGCCTCGGATGTTCCAACCGTCTTCATTGTATAGTTTGTTTCTATGTATCATTAGAAACAGGCTATCAATTTTTCACTTATACCAATACAATACTAGTATTCAAGCAATGTCATACCAGACAGTTCCTTCAGATACCGTTTGCTACATGTTTCTACTAAAAGCCCGTTTGCCCAGATACCATAATTCATATAATAATTGCTATTTTCCAAGGCAATATGCCAAATAGGAAACACTCCTTCTTCTGGATAAGGAACCGCTCGTTCATCCAGAAACGCCATGATTCTGTATTTGTTGTCTGTTACCATGAGTCGTCCTAGCATATCTAGTGTCCCTTCTTTCTGTGCTTCTGTAATGGTATCTTCTAGGATGGAATGACATCCTGTAAGTACCAAGTCTTCTGTTACTTGGGGGTACTTACTAGGTGAACACACATACAATTTATCTGTTCCTCGTAGGCTATCACCAGAATTATAGAGTTTCGTTGTACCAATCATGTCTACAGGTACATAGCCATGTTTCAATGTTTTAACTAAAGTACCCTTACGAATAGTTTGAACCTTGACATAGACTTCCTTGCCGTCTTGAAAGCATAAGATGTTGGTACCCTCTTTAAAGCAAGGTACAGACGGTTGACCAGGAGTATACTTATTCGTAATGGAATATCGTACAACGGCTCCATTTACAATTGCTTGGTAACTGTTTTGTGTAATAATAAGATTATTTCCAGAATTATAGTTTGCTACTGCAACAAATGTACTTCCACCAGGAGGTACTAACACTGCTTTATCAATATGTGTAGGGTAAAATGTAGTTAAATTACTAATAGTATCCACAGCATACACAAAATCTCCGTAGGAATTTGTGGAGAGTGCAGTAAAAGGTCCAACTTCACCGAGCATATTGATGGAGGCCCAAGTGGCCCCTGAATTTTTACTGACAACTATAGTTTTACTAATTGTATTGGTATTCAATGCTGCGTACAAAATAGTTCCATCTGAATTGCTTGAAAGAGTTGTGGGACTATTTGGATTTGAGTTGTATCCTGCGGGTACATAGAGAAAGGACCAGGTCGCACCTCCGTCAGTACAGCCGTAGATAGAAGCGGCGGCGTTTGTTGTCATAATTAATTTAGAGCCAGTTGCATCGCATGCGATTTGATACATATTATTTAAATCATACCCAGGAAATTGACCACCTGCTGGTGACTCTGGATTGGCGGACCCTCCTGGAAGTGTATTATTTGGAAGAAAGGTCACTGGATTCCATGTGACTCCTGAATTTGTTGATTTCAAAAGGCCCTGACCTAAATCCACGAGATAGACAGTGGTTCCATCGGAACTACAGCAAATAGATGTATATCCTGAACCAACGGAATACACTATAGACCATGTACTACCGGAATTAGTGGACTTTACAACACCAACACCACTAACACCGTTCATACAAACATAGAGTATGGTACCATTTGCACTGGATGCAATTCCTCTCATGGCCTGATAGTTTCCACCACAGAGTGTGGAAAAATCTGTTCCAGAGATTGGTGTGATAGATGTCATCTACTTCTATAGTAGATGGGTATTTATCTTTATGTTTCTGTGCATATTTAGTCAACTATTTTATATAGAATCTGTGTTGTAATCATGTATTGATTAATGAACGTAATGATGATAATTTTGTATTTAATTGAGCATTTGCTTCTTGAGGACTTATCTAATCTTTATTTTGTATACTTCTCTCAAGAAATTTTTTACAATAGAATTCAAGTTGATTATATTGTAAATTAAAGAGTGGTAAACCAATTTCTCTACGGACTAATGCCTTCCAGTCTGGATAATCAACATCATATTTTAAAGCAGTATATATATTACCATGTGGATAGTCAAACCATCCATTATCCTTCCGTTGAAGAATTGCTTGATCTGTTCTACTTGCCCATAGTTCTTCTATACACGATTTTACAGCAAGTTCTACTTCTGGAAGACATGTATTGCGATATTCCTGGATTTCTGCATCGGCTTTTAGAATACGTTCTGCATTATCTTCCTGTTGAGCCCAACCTTCAGATGGAAGTCTAGGCGGAGTATGTTGAAATGATCCTTGTGGGTGTGGATTTATATAGCGATTCAGAATCTGACAATTGCTTTTGAGTAGTTCTATTGCTTTCTGCTTTCGTCGCTCCTTCTCCTCCTTTTCAATCCTCTGTTTTTCCAGAAGTTCTTTACGAATCTTGAGAATTTCTTCAGCTTCTTGTATAAGCGGGTCATTTCTATCAATATGCGGAGTAGGAGATGTATTAGGAGGAGATGTATTCTGAATCCACTTATCCATTGAAACAATTGTTATGCAATTTGTATCAAATATTGGTGTAGGTTTTTGACGAAGAGAACCATCAGGATTTTTGCCATGAGGATTCACGAACGATGACATATTTCTTATATGGAGACTTAGTTTGGGTGAGTATAGATTGTAGTTCAATTTTTTATATTGCCGCTAAGACCAGTCAATTATAATATACTCTTTGCTATTTTGTATATTCAGAAATGGTTTTATAGATTCCTCTAGTTTTGAAATGTCGTACATGTTTCCATCTTGACCACTTGTTAAATTGGCATGTGTTATAGAACATTCAGGAAAGAGTTCCTGAAGATTGCCTAGAATTTCTGGCATGTTGTTTCTGTAAAATTCTGGCTGTACTCCATCTAAATATCCATTTGGCATTCCACGCATTTCATGATACGTTGCTATAAGTGGATATCTGAATGTTGTATCGGTTGTTTGTTTTGCAAATGTAACGGCACATGTGTAGATTGCTGCAACTATTTTACCTAGTAAAGCAAGACGAATATTGTTCTCTGTATTCGCCTTCAGACTCTGCATAGACTCACGTGACATCGGTACAAGAGACATGGTTCGTAGATATGCTGGATTTGGTCTGCACATGGTATTCAATTTTTTTCTACCTTGGAAAAATCTTGAGACCCCATGGCCTCCTCTAGGAAGAGCTCTTGCCATTCAATTTCATGGACTGACGGCTTACCGTCAACCATTCTAGCGATCCAGATGGCACAATCGCCGTCTTCGGTATTGTACTCATTTTTGATCCAACACTTGGGATGCTGGACC